CGTGACTGACGAGGTCAACGCCTACGAAGAGGATATAGAGAGAGTCGTGGGCATCTACGCCCCGCACTTGGGCTCTGAGCTGGTACGTGTTACCCGGACAGCCGAATGGCGCATCGTTCCAAAGCTTTTGGCCGTTGAGCCTTTGACTTTGAAAAGCGGCATTGCCGCGCCTCGGAGTCCTGTCAATAACTGTGGAAAGCTTACCGGCGGTGGCGATACAGTTTTGACACCCACACCGTCTGAGCAAGCTGCAGCGGTGTTAAATCTGATTGAGCGCGGGGTCATCCGCTGGAATGAGCCAGACATCGTGAAAATACTCAACGGCGCGTTAAAAGCTGGTGCATCGTGCACAAATCGCCAGCAAAGAAGCAATCCGTTGCTCAAAACGAGCGAGCAAGCGCCATCAGCCAGGATGACGAAGCCCGAAAGAGATCGCGTCGCAAAAATTCGTTTCGAGCTTGCGCAAAAAGGTATTACGCTTCAGCGATGGGAGGTTCTGGCTCTGGCGCGAGGAGCGGTGTTCGTAATTGAAGGAGAAACATTCGATTATGGGGCTTATGAGGAGTGGCCAGGGTTCTCAATTACCAAGTAAAAGGTTGTTTTATTGAAAGATTGAGTGGAAAATCAGCAGAGGTAAATGTTAATCCCATAGATTATTTTTTTTCGCTGATGCACGTTTATTTGTTCGATTTTGAAGAATTCAGCCAAGTTAAGCTGTGAACATGGAGGTATAGCTCATGAATCAGAAAAAAAGGCAAAAATATTTAAGCCTGATGCTGGAGTGTCAAAAAAGACTTGAGTCTCTCTATGACTTGTCTTCAGGGCGTGTTGATGGTGTTTATTTCCAAGTGGTAATTGAGATGGAGGCTTTGCAGCTTAGAAAACTTCTTGAACTTATTGCTTTTTCATCACTAATTACTCATGAGAAAGCCTACGAGCAAGTAACGAAAAAAATTGATGGTGTGTGGAAAGCGAAGAATATATTAAAAGAACTGGAGAAAATCAATCCGGATTTTTATCCTGTGCCAATAATAGGAATTAAAGAAAGCGGATGGGTTAAACTTAGAGGCGGTTTTTTGACTAAAAAACAGTTCGTTGCATTATATGATGAGTGCTCAATGTATATTCATGTAAGGAATCCATATCGTGTTAGAAAAAAACCGTTAACTTTCCATGAAAAAGTTCCGATGTATCTTTCAAAAATTGAAAATCTTTTGTTAAAGCACATCGTTTCACTGGCTGGAAGTGAAGGGCTTCTTCTTGTGGATGTACCTCATTTCAAAAACTCGAAAGAGTCCCTGAGAATTAGGCATCTTGTTAAAACTGCGTGAGGAAACCGTTTTTTCCGGGATTCTTTTCTTTTTCGCATAGTGCATTCATCAGATGCATGAGTTTGCATTCGTTTTTGATTCCAGAATTTGCGAGCCCGCACTAGCACTGGCGCGGCGCGAGGCTCCTGATGCTACTGCATTAAAAGCGCCCCGTTAAGCGCGCAGGCGAGGCGGGGATAGCACTGCGCGCCGGACGTGGTGACAGGATTTATTTTACGCGTCTGTGTGCGTCGTGGTGGTGTGCTGTTGGATGTGGTCGGCTAATAACGTGTTGGCGCGGTTGCGTCACTTGTGCGCCTTCTGACGTGCTTTGAGGGGATGCCGCCCGAAGGCGGCATTTTGGGCGGGGGCTAGTCGGTCTCGATGCCGTAATCCTTAAAGCGGATCACGTCCATTCCTAACCAATCGTTAATCTCTTTAAACCGCTCCTGCAGCGGCGTCAGCTCGTTACGTACAAACACCCGCGCCACCTTCTCGATATCGCCCATTGAGCCGATATTTTCAGGCTTGCCGCCCATAAGCTGGAACGGCACGCGGTGCGCATCGAGCAGGTCAGCGGCGCTCACCTTCTTGATGTTAAAAAAATCATCCTTAGTGGCGACTTCACTCAGCGGCACGATCTTAATGCCATCCGATTTACCGTTAGGGGCATAGAGGAAAATATTTTTAAAATTCCCCATACCTTTCGAGTTTGTCATCGCTTTTCGAATTGCTTCGACGTCGGTGCTGCTTTGAATTGCGTCGGTCACGTACATGATGTAACCCGCATGCGCGCCGTTCTGGTAATACTTCCGACGAAACAGCGTGGCGGATTCATTCAGCCAGGCGGAATTGAGCGCGCTCAGGTATTCCGGCATCCCGTAGAGCTCCTGATTGATATCGGGTTCAAGCAGGTGGCACACCGAGCCGGGGGCAAACTGGTGCGGGTGGGTATAGCTTGATACGTACCAGTAAACCCCTTCTTCGATACCCCGACGGGTATATTTGGCCGGGGAGGTTTCTAGCTTCATGAGCTGGCCGGTCACGCTCAAGCGCTTTTCAAGATAACCGTTAGCAAAGACCAGATAATCAAGCACAAGGCGGCTGAAATCCTGACGGGACAGCAATGGGTGAGGGATAAAGGTGCTGGTCAGAATGTTTCGCTTCACGTAAATAGGCGAGCTGTGATGCACGGCGGCGCGCAAGCTTTTTGCCAGACCCGAGAAATTGACCGGCGGCTCGTACCATTTGCCGTTATTGATGCACTCGACATAGTCGAGGATATCGCGGCGATCCAGAACAGGTGACGGCTCGCCAAAGGTGAACGCTTCCATTTTTTGCGGTTCGCTGGCGATCATGTTGGTTTGTTTTGGCTGTTTCTTTTGGCGTTTTTTCATCTGTAGTTGATGTCCAGAATTGTAGTTGCTTGTATACCGCTACCGGCGGAAAGCGGCTCGTTTAACAGCGCGTGCATGGTCGCCCACGCGATATCCGCGTGGCTGGCCTCTTCACTGCGGCTGGCTTCGTAGGTGGCGCTGCGGCCACTGCTGGTCATGGTTTTGCGGATGGCCATAAATGACTGAGTGATGTCGGTTGCACCGGCGTCATATTCCAGACACCCGCGCCTGATGGTGTCTTTCGCTTTCAGCACCATGGCGGTTTTCATTTCCGGCGTGTAGCGGATGGCGCGTGCCGCCGGGAAGAATGAGCGCACGAGCTGGTAAACACCCTGGCCGATGCCGGTCGCATCGATGCCGATATAGTCGACGGTGTATTTTTCGGTCAGCGCCCGGATGGCCTCGGCCTGCGCGGCAAAGTCCATGCCTTTCCACTGGTGACGCTCAAGAATGCGGAACTTGCCACCGGCAACCAGCGGAGGAGCCAGTACCGCACAGCCTGCGCTGTCGCCTGTGTGTGACGGGTCATAACCAATCCATACCGGACGCCAGTTAAACGGACGGTCGGCAAAGGGTTCGAAGTCCTCCCATTCCTCCATCGCATCGACCATGCAGCGCTGCAGTTCCTCGAACGGAAATACCGACGCTTTATCGTCGACGAACTCGCACATGAACAGGTTACGGAAGTCATCCGCGCTGTTTTCCTGCTTAAGCTGGTCGAGGTTAAACAGGGTGCAGCCACCGGCGAGCGCGTCCTCAATGGTGACAATCTGCCGCCACTGGCCGTCCCCGCATAACATGCCACCGGCAAGCGCCTGATGACTGATATCGATGTCGACACGTTCGTCGCGGTTACTGCGCCCACGGTTAAACAGCTCGCCTGACCAGAACGGGTAAGCACCGTGCGCCAGCGTGGACGGCGTCGAAAAATAGGTGGTGCGCAGGTGCGACTGCGAGGCCATGCCCGACGCGACTTTGCGCAGCTTCTGGAAATTTGGGATCCAGAAAATTTCATCGACATACAGGTCGCCGTTGTGGCTCTGCGCGGTGTTGGAATTGGTACCGAGGAAAATCAGCTCTGCGCCGTTGTTGCCGATGACAATCGGGTCGCCTGACAGGTCGACATCGACCAGACGCGCAAAGGCGATAATGTACTTACGGAACACGTAAGCCTGCGTTTTACTGGCCGATAAAAATATCTGGTTTTGCCCGGTTTTAAGGGCGCGCAGGAGCGACTCGCGCGCAAAGTAGAACGTCGCGCCAATCTGGCGGGATTTCAGAATATGACGAATGCGATGCTCTAACCCGGCTTTGTGCCACCTGAGCTGATAGTCAAACGACTGGTCGAAGAAAATCTCTTCCAGCTTCTCAATTGCCTCCTCGCTGAAATAGTTTCGTTTCGGCTTTTTGCGATCCCCCTTGTTGCGGCTGGCGATGTTGGGGTTTAAATCCACCTCGTTTCCGGTCTGGCCGTAGCGGTTCACGCGCGCAAGGCGCTCCATCTGGCGCGACAGAAAATCAGCGACTTTAAAGTCATGCGCCGTCAGGTCGGGCTTGGCGTATATCTGGATGAGTCGCGCCTCTAATGTCGATTCAACGCGGTTAATCGGCGCGGTTTCCTCCCATCCATCACGCTGTTTCCAGCTCTGCACAGTCGGGCGCTTGAGCTGCAGCATGTCGCAGATTTGCGGCACGGCGAACCCCTGCCAGTACAACAGGCGCGCCTTTCGTCGCGGGTCATTTAACAAAGAAAGGTCAGTTGAAATGGTCATGCTTGCCTCGTTTTTGGTGTGACGTGGCAAGGCTAAGGAAATAGGGGGGTATTCGCGCTAAGTGACTGTTGTGTCAGATCTAATCAGATCGTAAGCGGTGGCTGATACGGGTCAGAGTCGGGAAACTAACCCTGACCCGAAAACCCAACATCAGGACACCTGAACAATGGCAAAGAAAGTTTCTAAATGGTTTCGCATCGGCGTCGAAGGTGACACCTGCGATGGCCGCGTCATCAGTGGCGATGATATTCAGGATATGGCCGACACGTTCGACCCGCGCGTCTACGGCTGCCGCATTAACCTCGAACATATCCGGGGGTTGATGCCTGACAGTCAGTTTAAACGTTATGGCGATGTGACCGAGCTTAAGGCGGAGATTATCAGCGATGGCTCTGCGCTCGATGGCAAAAAAGCGCTGTTTGGCAAAATCCAGCCCCTTGACGAGCTCGTCAGCATGGTTAAGGCAGGTCAAAAGGTTTACACCTCAATGGAGATCCGCCCGAACTTTGCCAACAGTGGCAAGTGCTATCTGGTTGGCCTTGCCGTCACCGATGACCCGGCAAGCCTCGGCACCGAATACCTCGAATTCTGCAGCCGCGCCATGCAAAACCCGCTCGCCGGTAAAAAAGACCAGCCGGATGACGTTTTTTCTGTGGCCTCACTGGCTGAGCTGGAATTTGAGGACGTTCCCGACACCATGCTCAACAGCCTGACCGATAAGGTCAGAGCCATTTTTGGCCGTAAGCAGGCCAGCGATGACGCCCGTTTCGCCGATGTGCATGAGGCGGTAACCACCGTTACCGAGCAGGTGCAAACCAATCTCAACGCTACCGACCAGCGCGTCACCGAGCTGGAGACCGCTTTTGCGCAGCTTAAGCAGGACGTGACCAGCAAGGCCGAAGAAAGCGCTCAGGCGTTTACCTCGCTGAAAAACTCCCTCGATAACACCGAAAGCCAGCGCCAGCCGCGCCGCGAGCTTTCAAAAGGCGGTACCGGCGACGAGCTGCTGACCAACTGCTGATAACCCGCCGGGTGTGCTGCCCGGCCTGATACCTATTACCCGAACAGGAAAAACCATGCGTAAAGATACCCGCTTCAAATTTAATGCCTACCTGACCCGCATTGCGGAGCTGAACGGTATTTCCACCGACGATGTGGCGAAAAAATTCACCGTTGAGCCGTCGGTCACGCAAACCCTGATGACTACCCTGCAGATGTCATCCGCGTTTCTGACCAAAATCAACATCGTGCCGGTCGACGAGCTGAAAGGCGAAAAAGTCGGCGTAGGCGTTAACGGTACGATTGCGAGCACCGCCGACACCGCCGGTGATAATGAGCGTAAAACCGCTGATTTCACGGCGCTGGAGTCATTCAAATACGAGTGTGACCAGATTAACTTTGACTTCCATATCCGCTACAAACAGCTCGACCTGTGGGCGCGATTCCAGGACTTCCAGACCCGTATTCGTGACGCGATTATCAAGCGTCAGTCGCTCGATTTCATCATGGCCGGTTTCAACGGCATCGAGCGCGCGGAGACGTCCGACCGTAAAAAAAATCCACTGCTGCAGGACGTGGCGACCGGCTGGCTGCAGAAGTACCGCAATGAAGCGCCAGCGCGCGTGATGTCAAAAATCACTGACGAAGAAGGTGCGGTGATTTCTGAAGTGATCCGCGTGGGGAAAAACGGCGACTATGCGAACCTCGACGCGCTGGTCATGGATGCCACCGGCAACCTGATTGACGAGATTTATCAGGATGACCCGGAGCTGGTTGTCATCACCGGGCGTAAGCTGATGGCGGATAAGTATTTCCCGATCGTCAACAAAGAGCAGGAAAACACCGAGTCTCTGGCCGCTGACATCATCATCAGCCAGAAGCGTATCGGCAACCTGCCTGCCGTGCGCGTGCCTTACTTCCCGGCTAATGCCCTGATGGTGACGCGTCTCGACAACCTGTCAATCTACTTCATGGATGACGCACACCGCCGCAGTCTCATCGAAAACCCGAAGAAAGACCGCATCGAAAACTACGAGTCCATGAATATTGACTACGTAGTCGAGGCTTACGCCGCCGGTTGCCTGATTGAAAACATCAAGCTCGGTGACTTTACTCCTCCTGCAGCACCGGAAAGCGCTTCCGCGCCTGCAGATAACGAAGGCGGAGAGTAAGCCATGACGAGTCCCGCAGCGCGTCACATGATGCGGGTCTCGGCCTCTGAAACAGCGCGGCGGGCTGCTGTCCCGCTGCGCAATGCAACTGCCTATGAGCAGATGCTCGTTAAGCTGGCCGCAGACAACCGCACGCTGAAACAAATCCGCTCCAATGAGCGCAAAGCCGCGAAAAAGCGCGAGCTGCTGCCGTTCTATCTGCCGTGGGTGGCTGGCGTTCTCGACAGTGGTAAAGGGGCGCAGGATGACATCGTCATGACGGTCATGCTGTGGCGTCTCGATGCTGACGATATCGCCGGGGCGCTGGAGATTGCCCGTTACGCCATGACCTATGGACTCACCATGCCGGTCGGTCGCCGTCCGACGCCGTGCCTGCTGGCTGAAGAGGTCACGCTCGCCGCGCAGCGCCTGCTCGCGGCAAAACAGCCGGTCGAACTGGCGAACTTGCTCGACACCATTGCGCTGACGGAGCGCGCGGATATGCCCGATATCGTGCGTGCGAAGCTGCACAAAATCACCGGCTACGTGCTGCGTGATGCGAAGCAACTGCCCGAGGCGCTGGCGCACCTGCAGCGTGCGATCCAGTTAGAAAACACTATCGGGGTGAAAAAGGATATCGAGCAGTTAGCGCGCCAGCTCAGGCCAAAACCTGAACCCGCCCCGAAAACCAAAACGACTCAACCGCGCACGCGCAAAACTGCTGCTAAACCGGCGGCACGGCGCGGGCGTCCACCAAAGGCGGCAAAAGCCGCAGGTTAACCGAGCGCTCCCCGAGCCGGGCGGCACGCCGTTCAATGCGGGTATTCCTTACCCTGACTGCGAGCGGCGTCCACCGCCCACCCATTACCCGAGGTTGTCATGACGACGCTGATTATTGAGCCAAAACAAGAGCCGCAGGATGTGCCGGGCGTGGTGATACCACCACCGGGCGTGAGCGAGCCGGTAATCAAAAACACCCCGTTTTTTCCTGACGTGGATCCGAAGCGCGTGCGTGAGGAAATGCGGTTAGAGCAGACCGTTTCCCCCGTGCGCCTGCGCCGGGCGATTAAGACCGCCATCGCGGAGACGAATGCAGAGCTGAGCGAATGGCGCGAGCGCCAGCTCGAAGCCGGTCACGCCACGCTGGCGGATGTCCCGACCGACCAGCTCGACGGCGAGAGCGTGCGCGTTTTCCACTATTTCAACGCCGTGTGTGCCATGACGACCGCCACGCTTTATGAACGTTTTCGCGGCGTGGATGCGACCGCCAAAGGCGACAAAAAGGCCGACAGCATCGACAGCACTATTGATGAAATGTGGCGGGATATGCGCTGGTCGGTGGCGCGTATCCAGGACAAAGCGCGCTGTATTGTGGGGCAAATCTGATGAAGGCCTATGCGCTGCAGGGCGACACCCTCGACGCGATTTGCGCCCGGTATTACGGGCGAACTGAGGGCGTGGTCGAAACCGTGCTGGAGGCTAACCCCGGCCTGTCCGAGCTCGGCGTCATTCTGCCGCACGGCACGGCAATTGAGCTGCCCGAGACCGACAGCGCGGCCAGAACAGAAACGGTGAATCTATGGGACTGAGCATGGAAAAAATCACCACGTTTATCGCCTACTGGCTGGCCGT